ATAGTCTAGTTGAGGCTAACCCAACTGGGGTTGAGCTGAGCCCAATCACCAAGTACCCGCTTATTGCGTGGAATCAGCACGAAGAGCTGACCGCAGCTCAACGTACCGCCATCGTAAATGCTGCGGTAGACCTAGTCGGGCGACCTTATGGTTTCTTTGACATTTTTGTACTAGCTCTTCGTATTTTAGGGCTAAAGGTACTTTCTAATACAAAACTCATGGAGTATGCCGCAAAGCAGTACGGAGTTATCTGCTCAGAGCTAGTAGCCATTGCTTATGATAAAGCTGGCATCGAGTTGGTGAATAAACCAGACAACCTTGTTACCCCAGGAGATTTAGCAGAAAGGTTAATTTACCAGTGACAGACGCTCACAAAAACAACCTTAATCTGCATCTTGCTGTTTCCGTGCCTGAGCACGAACCACGTGAATCTGACCCGCACTATCACTTGTTTAATCAAGCAAAGGCTCGCATCAAGAAAGCTGGTCTTTGGAAGTGTGTAATAAACGACGACTTTTGCTCAGGTGGCGCAGAACTTCACCACAGCCACATTGAGTTCTCTCAGGTTAACAATATGGACCCAGCCAAGGTGGAGCAAGCATTTGGTGTCCACTTTACTAATGATGAGGATTTTCAAAACTGGATTGAGAGCCCAGGAAACCTTGAGGTTCTCTGCGAAGCACATCACCGTACTCGCTACGGTATTCATGAAATTCCAGCGCCGCTCTGGGAAACCTTTCGTTACAGAAAGGCGGGAACAGCGGCTGCTGCTGAAGTAGTAACGCAGAAGGAGCTAGGCAAATGACAGCTGGCGTAGACATTATCAACATTGCACAGAAGCAAGTTAACTTCTACGGCGGAACCACGGACAAGAATCCGTACGGCGACTGGTACGGCATCCCTAATGAGCCTTGGTGCGCCATGTTTATCTCGTGGTGTTTTGCACAAGCAAATGCCTCACATCTTGTGGCTGCTCAAACTCCTAAAGGCTTTTCTTACTGCCCAGCTGGATTAACTTGGTTCCAAAAGAACAAGCAGGTTGTGGACAAGTATTCAGCTCTTCCTGGAGACCTTGTCTTCTTCTCATGGGCTGGTAACGGCATAGCTGACCACGTTGAGCTTGTAGTGGCTGCCTCTAGAGATGGAATCACAACAATCGGTGGAAACACTGGACCAGAGCATATGACAGATGCCTCTCAGTACGACGGTCACGGTGTCTATCTTCGCCATCGCTCATACCTCTACGTCCTTGCTATTGTGCGACCAGCGTATGAGCAGGGCTCAAAGCCTGCTATTGCTAAGACTGCAACTAGCAAGCCGCTAGCTGCCAGCGTTGCTGGTGTAACAGCTCTTGGTGGTGGAGGGGCGGCAATTGCCACACACAGCTCTACCACTCCACCAGTTAAGTCAGCTACCGTTCTTGTTGCCCCACCTTTTCCTGGAACTTCAGCTTTTAAGGTTGGCTACAAAAACCAAGCAGCAACTATTGTGGAAACAGCATTATCTAAAGCAGGTCTACTTCCAAGCAACTTAGTCAAAGGCACACTAACCGCAGAAGACTTGGCGCTGGTACCCGTTTACCAGAAGAAGTTCACAGCCCTTAAAAACGCTAAGGGCTTAGATGCGGCGACCTACGCCTCAATGATTAAGGAAGCAGGAGCTTAATGAAGTATTTTCAAAGAATGTCAGACTGGGCGTCTATAGCCTTCGGCTCGCCTTGGTTCCTGATTATTCACATAATTTTTTGGTCTCTTTGGATGGTGTTTGCGGTATTTGACCCGTACCCATTCAACCTGCTTACACTTACCGTATCCTTAGAGTCTATACTTCTTTCTGGGCTTCTTTTGAACGCCACTAACCGCACAGGAGACGAAGATAGGCGTATTATTAGTAAAGACCTAAAGCTGGACCAAGCCACCCATAATCACGTGGAAACCATACTTAGGAAGATTCAGGAGGTTCACGATGCCGTTCAAGCTACCGATAAGCGACCCGAAAGCCGTAAGTCTCGCAAGCGTGGCAGGACTAGTGACTTGGAAGGCAAGTAACTTCGCAGTTGACCCCAGCCACCTAACTGAGGTAGCATTAGCTGCCCTCACAGGGGGTGCGGTGCCGCATAATCCAGCCTCACGGCCAGACATTGCGGAAGAGTCGCACATCGTAACACCATACGCAAACAACATAGAGAGTGAGCAATAAATGAAAATCACACGTTCTGAAAAGGCTCTTGCAGAGCACTACGTGTACGCAACTGCAGCAGCAGCTGTAGCAATCTGGCAAACAGGAAACCATCACATCAAGCACGTCCTCTGGGCTGCAGTAGTCGGTGTTGTTGGCCCATTGTTGGCGAAGTTCAACCCAAAGGGTGTCGTAACAGACCTTGCTAAGCAAGAGCACCTTGACTCAGTTACTACCGCAGCTTTGACCTCTGTTGCTACTGCAGCAGTGGCAGACGCGCAAAAGGCTGTCGCTAAGGCAGCTGTAGATGCGGCAGCACCTGCAACTAAGTAATTACTAAGAAACTGGGGGCCAGAGCACATCTGGCCCCCTTTTTCGTCTATACTGGTGCTTTAACAACAGGAGGACAACATGGCCGTCAAGTGCGACAACTGCTCAAACGATGCTTCTTATACACACGCTGACCCAGGAGTTAGCGCGGCAAACTACTGCACAATGTGCTTACCAGCTTGGTTGCAAGACCGTGCAAATGCTGGGCACTTTCCTCTAGTCTCTCCTATTAAAGAAGAGAAGCCAGCTCCAGCAAAGAAGAAGGCTGCAGCAGCACCTACTGAGGCGGCGCCTACTGATGAGAGTAATTAAGCACCAAGCAAAACAAGTACATCCAGTACCCGACAGATTGACCTCTCCTCGCGGACCGTTTCCGCGGGAGCTTTTTGATGAGCCAGAGATTGTTGCCGACTACGATACATCTGAGTATGGTGGGGATATGCCCCTAGGGGCAACTGTCCAAAATAACTATCGCCCGCCAAAGTATTTGCGCTGCGCCGTATGTATGGCTAGAGTATTAGAGACCGAAACCGAAGACCACGTTTGTGAGGATTAATGGCCAGGCCTAACCTTAAAAAGATGATGGCGGATAACTTCAAAGAAGCCATCAGACCAGACGAAGAGTTTAAGGTAGAAATACCTAAAGATGTAGAGAACGTTGGCGTGCAGGAATTCAACGCCCCAACCAGTAACCCATCACGCCCACGAGCTTTGACAGTAGCCTACAATCCAACAACCTCTACTTTAGTGGTTGTTTTTAGAGATAACACTTGGTGGCAGTATAACAACGTGCCAGTGGAGCTATGGCAAGGCCTTACACGCTCAGAATCAACTGGGCGTTACCTTCGCGCTAGTGGGCTGGATACATGGCCAGACATGGGACCAGCTAACACCGAAGCCTTGTCAGAGAGCACAAGAGAAAAGATTAGCTACTCAGCCAGTATTGCAAGTCGCATTCAGGCTGGAAAAGCTATAACATACGACGAGGTATACTTCCCGAAAGGATAACCGTGAAAACACTCGGACCACTATACGTTGGAAAGCTAAAGTACTATCACCGCCACTTCCTACCCGTTGTTGAAGTCGGCCATACTCAAGAGACCGACCTGCCTTTTCGAAAGGGCCGTTGTTTGGTATTCCGCATGCCTTTTACAAAGCCTGGTTTTTACGCAGGAATTCTTTTTAAGACCGTAGAGAACCCACATCTCCTTACAGACGAGGACATCGACATCCTTCTTGTAAACGCTATGCGCGCTAGAGATGAGGAACGACGAGAAGGGTTCCCTGGATTAAATGTTCAACAAGAAGCCTAAGAAGAACTGGGACAAGCCTTTTTCAGAGCAGATAGCTAAGCGCGTATCTAAGATTCCTACAGGGGAGCTCGAGTCCTGGATTGACCAATCTATATACGAGCTAGGGCGTTGCTTGTCTATGTACCAGCGCAGCCGTGAACAGGTCTACCTAACAGAAGCCCTTAAAGGAGCCGAGGCCCTACACGCTGTTGTAGATGCTATGTACAACCGCATGTCGCGATAAATAGATTTATCGACTTTTATGCTACACTAATCCTGCCTCTCTTCCTCTCCCCGTGGTGGCATCGAATTGCCTGGGTTTAACCGCCCAGGCTTTTCGTTTCAATCTAAACTAGGGCTAACATGGACCAACTATTAGACGAAGAAGATGAAGAATTTTACCCCGAGGACCTGGAAGAAGATGAGGGTCCCGAGGAAGAAATAGAAGAGCTGGATGAGCTCTCCAAAGAGTTTGTCAAAAAGCTAGTAGACCGCTGTATCCAGTTCCAGACTGCTCTTGTAGGGCATGAGCTGCACCCTTATCAAATGCCGTTGGCTCGTCGTATTATCGAGTCAGTAATCATTAACGACGGCGAAGAAATCACCGCTCTTGCTGCTCGTCAGTCAGGCAAGTCAGAAACTATTGCTAATACCGTGGCTACTCTCATGGTATTGCTTCCTCGCCTTGCCAAGATGTACCCAGACCTCCTAGGCCAGTTTAAGGATGGTATCTGGATTGGCATGTTTGCTCCTGTCGAGGGCCAGGTAGAAACTCTCTTTGGTCGTACTGTTAACCGCCTTACATCTGAGCGCGCACTAGAGATTCTCGGTGACCCAGAGATTGATGATTCCCTAGGTAAGGTGCCTGGCGTAACACGACAAATCAAACTTAAAAATTCAGGCAGTAGCCTCATGATGATGACTGCGAACCCTCGCGCAAAAATTGAATCTAAGTCGTTCCATATGATTGTTATTGACGAGTGCCAAGAAGCGGATGACTTTGTAGTTTCTAAGTCTATCTCCCCTATGTTGGCGTACTACTCGGGAACAATGGTTAAGACAGGCACCCCAACTACTCACAAGAATAACTTCTACCGGTCTATTAAATTAAACGAGCGCCGTCAAACAGGGCGTAACAGACAGAACCACTTTCAATGGGACTGGCGTGATGTAGCCAAGGTCAACACAAACTATGGCAAATTCATCAAGAAAGAGATGCTTCGTATCGGCGAGGACTCAGATGAATTCCAGATGTCGTACAGCTGCAAGTGGTTGCTCGAACGCGGTATGTTTGTTACCTCTACCCTTATGGATGAGCTAGGCGATACTTCCTCAGAAACCGTAAAGGCTTGGCACCGTACCCCTGTAGTCGTTGGCATTGACCCAGCGCGTAAGCTTGACTCTACGGTTGTTACCGTGGTGTGGGTTGACTGGGACCGCCCAGATGAGTTTGGCTACTTTGACCACCGTATACTTAACTGGTTGGAAATCCAGGGAGATGACTGGGAAGACCAGTACTTTCAGATTGTTAACTTCTTACAGAATTACGATGTACTGGCTGTTGGCGTGGATGCTAACGGTGTGGGTGACGCAGTAGCCCAGCGCCTTAAGCTTCTTCTTCCCCGAGCCGAAGTTCATGCTCTAGGCAGTAGCCAGCCAGAACAATCTAAGCGCTGGAAGCACCTTAAAGCTCTTATTGACCGTCGCATGGTTGGTTGGCCCGCACACGCAAAAACACGCAGGTTAAAGACCTACAAGCGCTTTTACCAACAGATGACTGACCTAGAGACTAAGTTCACTGGTCCTAACTTCTTGGCTAAGGCGCCGGACGAAGCCCACGCCCACGACGACTACGCCGATAGTTTGGCTATTGCCTGCTCTCTAACTATGGATTTGACCATGCCCTCTGTTGAGGTTTCGTCATCACCATTTTTTAGATAATTACATCTTTAGCCTGACTATACAGGGATTCTGTAGCACACTTTTCTACGAGGTACCTCAACCTATAAGGAGTCATTAAATGGCAATTGCACCAGACCCAAAGTTCCCAGAGCGTCCAGGAAACGTTTACGACCGTAAGGTTTCCCCAGCTACTGCAGGACAACGTGGACCACTTCGTTTTGAAGAAGGCATCGCGACTGATACCGATGTTCCAAACGAATTCACAAAGGGCGCTATGCAGGGATATGCCCCTGTTCCAGGCCGCCCAAACCGTAACCAGAATGTATTCGAAAAGCTTCCAGAAGAGACCATGCGCGAGCGCGCTCACGTTGGCTCAGCTGCTTGGGTAGAAGCCCCATCACATCTTTCTGAGTTCGCAGCAGGTGGTTTTGCAGACCACGGTGACAACCGCATCGAGGAAGTTACTCGTAGCGGAGCTCACCAGCAACCACACAACGCTGCTGTAGTCCAGGACTAATTAACTAGTTAAACGCCCCTGCTATGCACGAGCTAGCAGGGGCTAACTAGATATAACTATGGCACTTATCTCAGGTAAAGAAGTTAAGGAAGGCCCAAAGGGCTTACCCGCTAACCCTAAGCAATGGAACATGATTGTTGCTCAGGCGCGCACAAAATTTACTACTTATCCCTCCCCTGCAGCTGCTCACTGGGTTCATACTCGCTATGTCCAGATGGGCGGCAAATTCGTGCAGTCAAAGAAAGAGATTGACCCACGCTTTAGGGATTATGTGCAAGAAGAGAAAGACAAGAAAGAAGAAAACGCAAAGAAGAAGGTTACTAAGCCAGTAGGCAAGAACCTTATTCGCGGCGAACGCTTTAGATAGCGTGTCGCTTTACAGATTTATCGACAAAAGTGTTACCCTATAGCTACTACAGGGAAAGAGGTGATTGGTGAGCGGTATTGATTTCTCGCCTCCGAGTTATCGCGCAGCTTCTTCCGATTTAACCATCTCCATTTCCCCACTGGGACTTGTAGAACTAGCAGACGAAGAATTTGAAGTACACGGTCCACGCCTCAACCGTTACTCACTTAACTGGGCCATGTACCTTGGCCACCACTGGTCTTACCGCCGTCAAACTGGCGAAACCCAGATGGTACTTAACTACTATCGCGCTTTTACAGATTTTGTTATTAACTTCACCTTCGG